GTCGTCCCTCCTCGGGATAGCGCCTTTCAGCGCCTGCGAGTGGAGTCGTGGGAGAAATCTCTCACGTACTACCACCTTACTGTCGGATTAAAGTGCCGCCCAGCATCGCACCGCGGGCCCAAGCGACGAAACGTCGCAAGGGCCCGACCACTTTAGCGGGGAAATCCGCCGACGGGGCAACCGTCGCTGCTTCTACAGCAGCTTCCGACACTGGCGATGTCGGCCAACCATGCTCGCGTGCTTCAGCTAAAGAAGATCCGCGAGCCGGGAAAGGGGGTCGAAGAGATAGTAAAAATACTAAGGGCCACCCGCTCTAGGGCAGGATATCGACTGCGCGAACCTCAAGCCCCCCAGTTTAGTAGGTTTTTAGTTCACCGTAGTACGGAGCCCTCATGGGGTCGCACGGTTAACCATTTTACTCATGGGGTGCCATTCATAGCAGTCGCACTACCCAAGGGCGGGGGAGTGGAGCAATCATGAAGATGGACGCAAACAACGAAACTTCGCGCGAATCTACCTACGTTTAACACTGCGAGCGCGACTAGCGCGGCTAGCTTTCGAACCGACAGAAGACGAGCGTCTGGCAAGGACGCGCACCTTCTTCTTACGTGGCTTAACCCGAGCAACAACCATAGGTGCTGGGGCGGCCGGTGCGGTGATAGCGGATCGCGAAGAATCGCGAAGCTCAGGCTGAGCGCTACCCCGTGTCTCAGGGGGCGAAAAGAACGAGCGTATCCCGGAAATCACGGCTGGGATGTGCGGTAGCACAGTCGGCAGCAAACTTGAGACGGCGGCCAAAACGGCGCCGAGGAAGTTCGCAGAGGAAGGGTAGCTATGCGGCATGTCGCGAACCAAATCAAAGTACAACTGCAAAGCACGAGGATCATTGCCAGGCGCATCCATCACAAACTGCCTAACGGGAGATGTGGGTGCAGGGGCAATCTCCACCGCCAGAACCATTTTGACGGTGAGGGATGCTGCGTTAGCCAAACCGCGATAGATGGAGACCCCAACCATGTCGGTGGTATGCCCCCAGGTATACGGGTTGGCGGCGACAGTAGGGATGGTCATGAAACCACCCACCCAATCATCGATAGCATGGTCATTAGTGGTGTCCACGGCAATGAGCAACTCCGGCATACATGAGGCTTGCTGTGAGTTATACGTCGTACCGCCGGCGAAATCAACGGGTAGGAACAACCTGCCCTGATTACCGCCGCCGGACGCAAACCCATTAGCAATCCCAATGCCTGACATGTCCGCCCCATGGGCCCAAGGCCACGTAGGGCCCTCATTGTAGCAAGGCTGATAAACGCCTTGCTTCGCTGGGGCAACCCGCACGCGCGGGTTCATGGACGTCATGTCGTTCTCATTGAGGGGGATCTCCATAGTGCGCATGCTATAGGAGTAGTTAGAGTTGGCTGCAGTAGTAGCCGTACCAAAAACCAGCCACGGCCGGTAACTTTGTATACGTGTCGGGTACTGCCCGCTCGTAACAGTACCCTGGTTGCTCAGGTCAGAGGCAACGAGGTACTGTGTAGAAGAGCGAGCAGTAGTCCGCCACTTCAAAGGCTGGGTGGATGGCTGTAGGCACGTGGAGGGGATCGTATTGGTGAAAGTGTTCGTAGAAGCGCCAGCAGTAAGCATCGTGATCTGCATAGTCGCCGTCGCCCCGGCAACAGCTGATTCAGTCTGCATAATGTTGACGGTAGACGAACCCCCAGCCCAAGGTTGCGTGAAGTCGAAACCAGCAACGGCGGTGACGACATAGGCTAGCAAGGGGTAAGAAGGAGGGGTGATCACCAAACAATCCCAATTACCAGTACCTGCAGAGGACGGCGCGGAGAAAGTTTGAGAAATGACGTATTCAGGAACGGCAACAGGTGTGTTGCTAGTGTCTGGGATAAGGCAGCCAGCCCCAGTTGGGGTGGCTGGACTTAAAGCTTTCATAAGCCAGTCGGAGGAAGAAGCCGACAGCCCAGCACGTTCCAGGCGCGCGCGCAAATTTGCGAAATCTGCCATAATTGGGCGAAGCGTGCGATGCGAAGAGTTGTGCGACCGTGATAAATATGACGATTGCAAGCCCACTGACGAATTAGTGGCGTGGATTCACTACCTAAGTGCGGGCGCAGCCCAAACTAAGGCGCCTACACAGCCGAGAGGGGTCGGTCGGCCAAATCGGCCAAATCGACGGCCATCAACCGATCAAACACGGGATGGCACAAGAACCCCTGCCGGCCACGAGCTTGCGTAATCAACTCCTCCGCATCGCGGACGTCATCGGGGTTCAAAGAATAACGGGCGCAAAATGCGCCCATCATCGACTCACCAGGCGACCGCCCGCGACTCCAAATCTTCGTGGCGCTATAACTAGCGCCCGACCGATCAGCCGTAACCCCGGGATCATAATGCGCAGACAAAAATGCGTCGATCACGGGCATGCCGCGGCATGTCGGCATCAGCCCCAGCACAATGGAATTAAGGAATGCTTGACGTCTCTTAGGCGGGGGTGGTCTGACAGACCAAAACAACCGAGCTAGGAGGCGGCCCGGTTTAGGCATGAACAACCAGGTGTCTGCCGCCGGGAACCACACCCCAGAGATAAAGCTAACATCGCTGGGGTTAGAAAACTTACGAAACTCCGGGACAATGCCGCACGCGCGCTCCGCCGCGGCCAACGCGGCCTCGTCAAAGTCGCCCTCGACGACGATCAACAGATCGTCGCCGGCGACGATGATATCGCCACGCAAACCGCACACTCGCATCGCGCACACGGCAATGGCCATATTAAC